GGTACTTTAACTCCTTGATAAAACAAAGTACCACTTATAGATTTTCACTAGGGAACTGGTAGGGATCCTCAGCCTAGTGAAATTCTATAAGTAGGGTTGACAAATAAAATATCGTACTTATATAAATAACTATGATACGCTCATAAGAGGTATCAAATTATAACTTGCTTAACAAAGGAGATTAATATGACAAATCACAAAGCAATTCATTCAATTTTTACCAACCTAAAACCATTTACTGTAGGGTTTGACGAAGTATTTGACCAGTTCAATACTATGTCCGAACATCTACCGAATATGATGGCAAATAACTATCCCCCATATGATATTGTAAAGACTGGTTCTTTAACGTATGATATCGTGGTAGCACTTGCCGGTTATGGTAAGAAAGACATTTCTGTATCATTTGAGGACAATATCCTTAAAATCGAATCAGTAAAATCAAAAGAGGAAAAAGAAGTAGAAGATAACCAAGGTGTACTACACCAAGGTATTGCTAAAAGAAATTTCTCTAAAAATTTTACGATTGCTGAAGATGTAGAAATAAAAGGTGCCGAATTAAAAGACGGACTTTTAAGAGTATCTTTAGAGAAGATTGTTCCAGACCATAAAAAGGCTAGAACAATAACAATTAAATAAAGTAATAATTAAAAGCGCTTAGACTTGACTTCTAAGCGCTTTTAGTATATAATGAATATAAATTGAAAAGGAAATATATTATGACAAGATCGAGTAAAGACAGGGTTAATTATCTTATTAACAAAAAAACTAGAGAAAATTTTAAAAAAGTGTGTGAACAAGAAGGCATGATTATGTCAGTTGTAGTTGAAAGAGCTATCAACGAGTTTTGTGAAAAAAAAGGTGTTAAACAAAGCTAATAACATTGACAATTAAACTAAACTATGATACTATTATATTATATTAAATTATGAAGGAGTGAATATGAATCTAACTACTGACACATTATCCGTGTTAAAAAACTTTTCGGATATTAATCAAAACATTTTGGTTAAACCTGGAAACAAAATACAAACTATTTCTACTATGAAAAATATCTTGGCAGAGGCTGAGGTGAGTGAAAAGTTTGAAGACGAGTTTGCGATATACGACTTACCAGAGTTTTTAAGATCGGTTGAACTATTTGAAAAACCAGAACTTAAATTTAATGGTGGGACTAATGTAAACATATCTCAAAACACACAATCAATTAAATATTTCTTTGCTGATAAATCAGTTATTGTAACACCAAATAAGAGTATTACAATGCCAGATAAGCATGTTACATTTACAATCACAAAAGATAACTTTGCTAGATTAATAAAAGGTACTACTACATTAAATCTACCAGATGTTGCTGTTAAAGGTGATGGTAAGACTATCAAAATGGTTGCAACAGATAAGAAAAACAAATCATCAAACGAGTATTCTATTGATGTAGGTGAATCTGATAAGAAGTTTACTGCATACTTTAGAACAGAAAACTTTAAACAGATTGTTGATGATTATGATGTTGCTCTTTCAAAAGCAAAGATTTCTCATTTTGTAAACAGAAACAAATCTGTACAATATTGGATAGCATTAGAACCTGACTCTGAATTTTAGAGAGTTATCGACTTATAAATACTTGTATGATAAAGATATACAAGATTACAAATAAAGTCGATAAAAAGTTTTATGTTGGATATACCTCCAAGTCTTTAGAAGAAAGATTTAATAGACATTTATACAATGCGTTTAATTCAAATATGAAAAATCATCTATACAATGCTATGAGAAAAAATGGAAAAGATAATTTTTATATTGAATTAATTAGAGAAGGTAAATCTAAATTTTTAGAAGTTGAAACTATTTCTAAACTCAAACCTCACTATAATATGACTAAAGGTGGTGATGGTGGTGACACAAGTAATAGTATTAATTTTATAAAAAGTATGAAAAAATACCATAAAAATAAAACTAGAGAATCTTATGCTACATATGGTATGTTGGGTAAGAAACAAAGTGAAAACCAAAAAAAGGTTCTTTCAACTAAACAAAAAAAACTATGGGATTCTTATAGTGAAGCTGAACGAAAAAATAGAAGTGATAAAGTAAGAGGTGAAAAGAATGGTGCGTTTGGAAGAACACCACCAAATGCTAGACCTATTACTATTAAAGGAATCAAGTATAAATCTATTGCGGAAGCAAAAAGAAAACTTGGTAAAACTGAATATTATATAATGAAAGAGGTGATAAGTGGAAAAAACAAAAGACTTCCTTTGGACAGAAGCGTATAGACCAAAACGAATTGAAGATTGTATATTAACTGAAGACTTAAAGAATACATTTACTCAATTTCTAAAACAAAAAGAAATACCAAATCTACTTTTATCAGGAAGCGCTGGAACAGGTAAGACTACTGTCGCTAGAGCTTTATGTGAAGAACTAGGTGCTGATTATATCATCATTAATGGTTCCGATGAAGGTAGACAAATTGATACAGTTAGAAGTAAAATTAAAAACTTTGCCTCTACTGTTTCTCTTACTGAAGACGCTAATCATAAAGTTGTTATAATAGACGAGGCTGATTATATGAATGCTGATAGTGTTCAACCAGCTCTCCGTAATTTTATAGAAACTTTTTATAAGAATTGTCGTTTTATCTTTACCTGTAATTACAAAAACAAAATCATACCAGCTCTACACTCCAGATGTACTGTGATTGATTTCAAAATTGTAAATGGTCAAAGAGTTAAAACTGCTACTGCCTTTCTAGCTAGACTAGAGGGTGTGCTTAAAGATCAAAATATAGAGTTTGATAAGAAAGTATTAGCAGAGTTAATTCAAAAGTATTATCCTGACTTTAGAAGAACAATAAACGAACTACAAAGATATTCCGTAAGGGGTAAAATTGATAGTGGTATATTATTCAATCTAGGTGAGGTGAATACTAAAGAACTTGTAAAACTACTTAAAGACAAGAGATTTAACGACATGAGAAAATGGGTAGTACAGAACTTGGACAAAGAGGCTTCCTCCTTGTTTAAGACGTTGTATGAGACGCTATATACTAGTTTAGACGCAAAGTCAGTACCTCAGGCGATATTGATTATTGCTGGGTATCAATACAAGTCAGCTTTTGTCGCTGACCAAGAGATCAACATGGTCGCTTGTTTAACAGAGATAATGGCAGGTTGTAAATTCAAATAAACTAAATAGAAATAAACACGAGGATATTATGCCAGGTAAGTGGAACGGTAGAAGTAGATTATCAAATGACAAGTACAGGGAAAGTTGGGATAGAATATTCAAAACCAATCCTGTTGCCAAAGAAGTAAGAACTCCGAAGTTTAAACCTAGTGTAGTAAAAGCAAAAAAAGGCAAAGGGAGTTATACGAGAAATGGCAAAAAGAACATTATTCAAAACATTGATAGTGAAAGCTAGAATGTTTTGGGCTGATATACGTGGTCATCATGGTAAACGTTGGAATTACGAACCAGGTGATTGGTATATGGGTAGACACAACAAGCGTAAGTAAGTGAAAAAAATTTTATTATGGAGCAAACATGGCAGAAGATTACACACTAGCTAGTTATCTAAACGCAATCAATTTTACTAAAGAAAATTTATTAGACACAACAGACGAAACTTGGGAAAAGAAATACCCTCCTTTTGTTATAAACAAGTGTCTTTCCGTGCATTACGACTGTATTGCTCAAGCCAACGAAATGAATGGCTATCACTTCCTAGATAAGAAAACTCAGTTTCATTTTTATATAAATAGTATTAGAAAAAAGAAGCGATTTGGTGGCAAGTGGTTATCACAGGCCAAGTTGAAGAATTTAGAGTATGTAAAAGAGTATTATGGTTATAGCAATGAGAAGGCTAAAGACGCTCTTACTTTACTTACTGATAAACAAATTGAATTAATTAAGGTTAGCCTTTTAAAAGGTGGGAGAACAAAATAATGAATGAGGAAACAATCAACTGGACCGCTGACAGTATGTTAGAGGTTACCATCAAGCAACCAGATGACTTTTTAAAGATCAGAGAGACTTTAACTAGAATAGGTGTTGCAAGTAGAAAAGACAAGACACTATTTCAAAGTTGTCATATATTACACAAACAAGGTAAATATTTCATAACACATTTTAAAGAACTATTTGCGTTAGATGGTAAGAAAGCAACTTTAACACAAAACGATATTCAAAGAAGAAACACAATCTCTATCTTATTACAAGATTGGAATTTAATTGATATAGTGGACAAGCCTAAATCAGCGGATAAAGCTCCATTATCACAAATCAAAGTATTACCTTTTAAAGAAAAAAAAGAGTGGAACTTATCGGCAAAATATAATATAGGGAAAAAAGTGGAAGCCAAGGATAATACTGACAATGCAAGTACCGAAGTTTAAAGAGTTTATTACAGAAACAGATATAGGTCGTAAAGGCAAGGCTATAACAGTTGCTATGGTAACTGTGGCTGACTCTAAGGACCCAAAAGAAAACACTACTGCTGATCTTATACAAAAAGCGTGTAAGAAAAAAGGTATCAAGTGTGTTATTGTAAACACTAAATCAACTATCATCACAGCTAAAGACGAAGACAAAGGAACACTTACTGTTTACAACTATGATGGTAACCAAGGTGAACATACTTTTGTAGGTAGAGATACAGTTTGTATAACTAGAGGTGGAGCACTTGAA